TCTCTCTATATATGTCTCCCCGTTCCCATCCCTTCCACGCCGCCCGCCGCAGAAAATCCCGCCTGCCGCATCCGGTCATATCCTTCCGGGTTCGCTTCTCTCAAATAGTGGGTTGCTTCATGGAATAAGGTTCCCGCAAACTGTCCACTGTTCAGCGCAATGGTAACACGCCCTTTGTTGTTTTCGTAATATCCACGTCTGTCCTGTGGCAGTTCATCTACCAGCACCACTTCCAACTCTGCCACTCGGCTCACCAACTCCGCAAGACTTCTCTGTTCCTTTGTCACAGCATCCGTTTCCAGAAACACGCCGGCAGTCTGTCCCATTTTTCCTGTGCCTTTCATCCTTGCTTCCAGGTCTGTTTTCCGGTCGTTCACCCCTGCCAGATATGCCGCGCTCAAAAGCCCCTTGTCTGCCACAATGGTTTCCGCCGTCTGTTTGATGTCGCTTTCTTTTACCCCCGTAAGTCCCGCTGTGTAATATGTCTGAAAAGCAGGAATAAAAGATGTGCCCCCTCTCCGTTCCGCTTCTTCGTTGACCAACTTTTGCCCTTCGGTGTAGTAGTACTTTTCTCCAAAATCCCGCAGGGCTTTGTTTTGCTGCGTCACTTCCGGCACATTTTCTCTGTTTACCATCACATTTCCCTGTTCTGGCAACATATTTTCTCTGTTTGATAACACATTTCCTTGTTCTGGCAACATATTTTCTCTTTCCGGTAACACATTCCCTTGTTCTGGCAACATATTTTCTCTTTCCGGTAACACATTCCCCTGTTCCTTCAGCATCGTTTCTGGCTGTGTCCCTTCCGGCACTTCTGCCTTTCCTTGGCTTCTCATGGCATTTGTTCTCTGTGTCACTTCGTTTCCCGCATTTGTCATAGCGTCCCTTGCTGTTTCCACCGGATTTCCAGCCATTTCCAAAGTGTTTCTTCCGGTCATACGGCTCAGTCCGCCAATACCTCCGGCAATGACACCGCCGCTGGCAGCACCCACAGCCCCACTATATCCAACCTGCTTGATACCCTCCATGAGTGCTGTTTTCACAGCTTCGCTTTCCGTTGCACCGTTTTCCATGGCGGTCTGTGCAATCTGTTTCATCTGGCTGTTATCTCCCATAATGAGCGTATCCGCCAGAAGGTTTGCAATCTCAGAAGTGGCTTCTTCTGCACCTTCAGACGCTGCCTGCGGCAAAAGACTTTTCAAAAATGTGGAAACTGCACCTTTGTTTTTTGTGATTTTTCCCAGTTCAAATAAACGATCATACCCCAATTTCTCTGTGATGGCTTCTGCCGCACCTCCTGCCAGACCATACATGACTGCTTCGTCTGTTGTGCCGCCTCTTTCCAGTGCTTCCTTTGTGTTTCCTGCTGCCGCACCTGCCGCCATGACATATGGTGTCAAAGGTCCCAGTGTCGCTGCCTGTGTGCCCCAGTCGAACACCGCAAGCCCAGCCTCTTTGGCAAATTTCTCTGCACCGGTACTGTCTCCCATCAGTCCTTCTGCCAATCCTTCATTCATGTTCACACCGCCCATGAGTGGGTGATAAGGGTCAACGGGCTTGTCCGCTCCTTCCATTGCCGCCGCGTAAACTGCCCCGGCTGCCTGTCCAATGTTCCCAACTGCACGGGCATACAGCGCCGCCGCTGTGCTTTCCTCCGCCAGCTTCTTTGCATCCTCTCTTTTCTGCATGGCTGCTCTCTGGTTCACATCCATTTCCAGTGCATCCAGATATTCCTGTGCCTTTTCCACCTGTCCTCTGTCACGGTAATACTTATACACTGCCGCTTCCCGGTCCGTCATGTAATCATATTTTGTCCGTACTTCATTACGTTTCAGTGTTGGATTGACAGTACCGCCGCCCCCGGTATCCGGCAGGATCAGCTTACTCACATCCCCCTTTGGCGGGATCACTGCCGGCAGTTTTGCCCCATTTTCCAAAACCTTTGCTTTGTTTCTGCTTTCCGTCAATGCCTGACTGTATGTTTTTGTAGTATTTGTTTTCCGTTTCAGCACAGGATTTTCCCGTACATTCCCAAAAGAAATGATGGGGTTTACGGTCCCCCCTGCCACCTTTGGTGCCAGATCAGATGCCTTCACTCTCTTGTAGTTCTCCCAAACTGTGTTGTAACTGTCATTTCCATTGTCCAGTCTTACCCCGGTTTTTTCATCGTATCTTGTAGTATCAGCACCTTTTGCCCTTGTTTCTTCTGCTTTTTTTCTTAAAAAATCACTTGCTCCCACGTGATTCCCTCCTTATCTTGCCGGCGTATAATACACTCTGTTGTCCAGAATTGTTTCTCGGATATAACCTTTATCCACCATTTCTTCCAATTTGGAATAGTCCAGCCATCCAAAACCGGCTACTTCTACTTGCGATCCATTATTTCTGTTTTGAATTTCTAAATCCGCACTTGTGCTATTTGTACTTTTTGTCCCGCTGCTTCCGCTGCTCTTACTGCTACTGCTTTTTTTACTACTGCTACTGCTGCTTTTTCCCGCTGTATATGCCTGCTGTGCCTGCCGGATGGCGGCGTTTCCCTGTGCCCGTTCTACTTGCTGTAAAAATTCTAAAAATGTGGTATCGTATCCCAGTTCTTTTAATGCCTCAATATCTCCGATTGCCAGAGCGTTGTCGATGGCGTTCTGCCTTTCTTCCTGCGTCATCTGCCATTTTGTTGTACCTTCGTTGAAATCAAAATCTCTGTCACTTTCAAAGATTCCTCTGTCAAACTCGTTCTCATAGTTGTTCTGTCCCATAGCCTCCAGCATGGCATTATAAGCAAAATCCCTGTCCGCCTGTGAAAATCCTCTTTCTGTTGCATACTGTCCAAACAACCTGCTTTCTTCCTGCTGCAGTGCAGTCATTTCATCAAACAGATCTCCCAGTTCGTCACGGTATCTGCCGTATGCGTTCTGTTCCAGCTGTGGCACAACATCATTGAGCCCCTCTAAATAACGGTCGTAACTCTGCTGTGCCGCTGTTGCCCCGTAGGTACTGCCGTAACCGCCTGTCATGGCTGCTGTCTGCGCCGCTGTATCCTCCATGGCTCTTTTCCCTTCCCGGATATACTGGTCTCTGTACTGCTGGTACATAGGGTCGTCCATCAAATCATATTCAAATGGATCACGGTTCCCGATTTCGTCCAGAATATCTTCGATTTCACTTTCATATTTCGGAGTCCATGTAGGTGCGTTCCCTTTATATGCCCCGTTCAGACGGTCAAAAATCGCCTGTATATTGTCCTCGTTCGCCGCACTGCTTGGCTTCACGTATGTGGGGCTGTATTCCCCGCTCATGCCGTCTGTACCGCCGCTGTAATTTCCGTAATACTTGCGGATGTTCTCCGCCCGGTTGTGGGCTGCGTCCTTTTCCTCTTTTGTCGTTGCGTTTGCCCAGTCCTGTCTTGCCTTGATGATTTCTTCCAATGCCCCAAAGTTCTGCCGTCCCAGATCCATGTCCGCCTGAGAAATGCTCAAATTCGGGTTTTCCTTCAAATATTCTTCCAGTGTTTTTGCCATAGCTCCCGACCTCCTTTTTTCTTTTCATTCTAAAGAAATCAGACGCAAACTTCCCCCATGCCCTTTTGGTACAAAAAAAGAACGCCATTTCTGACGTTCTTTTCTTTTTTTCAAAGGGTGTCGTTTTGAACGACCCCCTTTTTCCATACACACATAAAAAAATACCCCACCTTCCGGCAGGGTATTTTTTCGCAGTATGCTATTGATTTTTATGACATCTACTTTCCCGATTTCATTATACCATACTTTTTTCAGAAAAGAAATAAAATTTTATGCATCTCCGCAGGCTTCACCCTGCACCCCATCTTCCGCACATCCACCGTATGAATAGGCACTTCCATGGTTTCTTCCAAAATCCTGTCTGTTTCTGCCTTCCATGTGCTTCTGTCCTTCGTTGCCTCCTGCAGCTCACTTTTCACTGCTTCCGCCGCCCGGTTCAGCTGCAAGGCGTTCCCCAGCATCAAAAGCGCCGCTTCTGCTTCCATTTCCTTGCTGTAAAGGTTCGCCACGCTGTCCAGACTTTCGATGATAGCTCTTTTCTTCAGTTTCATGCTTTCCCCTCCAATGCTTCTACTCGTTTATATAACTGCTGTATCATATAGGTATTCAGCGCCACAAATTCCCCATACCGCAAAGCGTATCGGTAGTCCACGATTTCCGCCCCTTCTAACGGTACACCGCTTCTTGTTACTTCTGAATATTCCGGGCTTTTTATAAAACCCGCAAAGTCAAGGCTGGTCAGCCCATTGTCTGCCAGATTTTCTTCGATGTCCTGGGCAATGAATCCAATGTGTAATCGGTTGCTTGTTCCATTGTTCATCTTGTAAGGCGTCGGCTTCAGCTCTAAGAAAAACTTTTCGTATTTCGTCAGGTCGTATGTGATACTGTTTTTCTTTCTCCGGTCAGATGTGTTGATGGTGCCCACCTCGGCATATACCTCACGCCAAAGCCTGGATGATGTCCCCAGTCTGGATACCGCGTCTGTTCCGCAGTAAAAGTTCAAGTCCGTCACATAATAGTCTATGCCCGTTGTGAATACCACATCATAAGACGTACAGTACACGGCGCTGTTCCCGTTGGTCATTCTTGCGCCCCGGTCTGTTGCAATGAAAAGACTGCTCTCTGTGGCATCTGTCATCATAATGCCGTATGTCCTGCCTTCGCCATCGTCCCCTCTGCCGTATCCGATGTATCCCCCTTCATAACTGGTATCATAACTGTCCTCGTAAACAGTCATCAGCCCGCCTAATGCGATATAGTCCGCCAGTATCAGTCCGGTTGTGATATTGTCCCCGTTGATGGTTGTTTGTCCGCTCCGTTCAAGGTCGTTAAATGTCACGAATCCCGTAATATCCACTTCCTCTGCCACCAAACTTGCCATACGGCTGGTCAATGTGAAATTTGATGCGCTTGTACCACTTGCCACGATCCAGCTGATCTTGTCCGCCTCCTGGCTCACCATGGACAATTCCCCATCAATGTTCGCAACCGTGCTTTTTATGCCTTCAGTGGTCTGTTCCAAAATGGAAATATTCCCCTCCATATCTGCCACGGTAGAAGAAATCCCGTTCACTGTCTGTTCCAGCAGGGAAAAATTCCCCTCTAAGTCCGAAACCAGAGAAGAAATCTTCCCCTGCTCCACTTGTAAACTGGTAAGCCCTTTCTCTGTCTTGATGTAGTTCTGGAAGGCACTAGGTGTATAGTTCTCCTCTGGGTCGATGTTCTGGAACATGTACCGCAACTTTTCATCCAGCAGGGCAAGATAATTGAGTATCTGCTGTCGTTCTTTTCTATCGTCAATTCCTCCCATATCCGGTAATTGGATACCGCTGTAAATCGCCATGGCATCACCTCCGCTCGTTGCTGCCGCTGGTGAGATAAATGGTCATATCCTGCAAAATCGCCGGACCGTATCCCGCAAAGCGTAAACGGAAATGGTCACACCGTCTGGGAATCACAGGCACATTCACAATATTTGTACGCATGCCCCCGATCTGCTTCAATCGCTGCCATGCCTCCGTGCTGTCGTACTGGATGTAGATTTCCACTGCCGCCCCCGCCGGTACCATCATGCGGATGGAAAAGCGTGATACGAATTTACTGTCCGGCATATTGTATGTAAAATCGTTTGTTTCCCCATACCACTCAATGACTTCTTCGTCCGTTCCTTCCATGGTCTTGATGGTGTTCCCGTCCAAATAGTACAGCACACTGCCGTATGTGGAAAAATATCTTCCTTTGGTATCGTCCTCCCGGTGCCAAAGCCCCTTTGCCGTGTCGTAGACAAAAAGCCCCTTCTCCATGGAAATATAGTATTTGTTTCCCATCCTTCCCGCTTCTGCCTCGCCATATCCCGCTTCCAGCACTGCCCCCACATCCGTTGGCAATGCTCCTTGAAAACTCATGACGCTGCTTTCCGACTTGTAGTAAAGGACTTCATTCACAATGCAAAGACTTTTCCCGCATCCCTTGGCAACGCCCCGCAGCATCCCTTCCACGATTTGAAAATTGGAAGGGCGATTTCCATATACCTTGTAAACGGCATTTTCTTTCCAGAACATCACATACCCCAGATAGGTGATTGCTCCCGTAAAATCCCCGTCGCTGGCGATGGTTGCGGCATAGCTGTCACTGCTTACGCCGTCAAAACAGTTGAAGTTCCGAAAACTTCCCAGTTTTGACGCGTAGATCTCATGGTTTTTTGAGGAACAACCCCATAAACGGTTCTCCGATACGGTGTAAAAATCCATGTCCGGCACTGCCCGCTTGATAGTAATGGGCTCCGTCTGGCTCCCGTCCTTGTCGATGGGTCCCACGATGAGAATATATCCGTCCCCCACATCCTTCAGCACCGTTGTTTTGTTCAGACTTTCCACATTGAAACCGCTGATTTCCACGCCGTCCCCCGTTTCAAATCCTGTGTTGATGCCTGCCGCCTCGATCTTGACGTAAATCTGCCCTTCCGGGTCTAAATCTGTTTCTGTCAAATAGGACTGTTTGTATGTGACGGTCCCTGTGGAAGTGTAGCTGTTTTCCATACGCTCCCACTTGCCATCTGCGGTGTTGTAAGAAACCTTGTCCGGGAAAATCAGGATATAAGCCCCCATGGAAAGTAGCGTCTTTTCGCTGTCCGTCACATCTCCCACTTTCTGCCCGTCATAAAAGGCTTCTGTTCCGTCCACATAGAACATCTTCTCCCGCACCAAAAGCCCGTTTGCCTTTGTCAGCTTCTGTACGGTTCCTCTGGGCTTTCGGACGGACAGATAGGGGAAATGGTCAGAGGACAGGTTTTCCATATCCACAAATGCCCCCTGTGCTGCCGTATCCAGTACATTGATCCCCTGGAAGGACACCAGCCTGTCCGCCACCGCTTCTCTCCCGCTCAATCTTGGTAAGTACATATCCACACCCCCTCACCAGCACCGTTCCGGAATCATGCCGCAAAGGTTTGTCTGCTTCGGCGTGTGTGTCTGCAAATAATGTGCCTGGAATTCTTCCCATGCCTGGTTATACAGAACCATACTGTCGTTGTATCTGCCGGAATCACCATTGTAAAAATCCATCATGCTGATGAGATAATACACATACACGTCCGTGTAAGGAACGGGAACCACCAGTTCCCGCTCCTCCTGTCCTTCTGCAAAGGGTACGAATACAGGTTCTTCCCCTTCGTATTTGCTCAAAATATCTTTGTAAATGCGACCCTCCACCGTGTTCACCATGCGGATCTTCTCCGCATCTGTAAAGGCGTTTGGGCGGAGTTGGTCGACGGTTGTTAAAAGTTCTCGCAGTTTCATTATTTCCCTCCTTTATTTTTATCCTTCATAATATTTAAATATGCAATCTTTTGTAATTAGATATACTTTTGTAGTGGCCTGTAAAATTGATATTTCCTCAATTGTCGCTAACAAATATCCCCCTTCTAAATCTATTGAATTTTTTAAATTAACCCCTGCTACTAAAATCGTAGGAACCCTTACTTTGTATTCTGTTTTTACTTCTACCCCATCTGCTATCACATTTCCATAAAAATCAACAAGATAAAACCTTTTATCTTTTTCAGTATTCAATTCCTTAAGTAATTCATCATATCTATCCCCCATTTGATTGTAACCTTCCAATTTTATCGTTGCATATTCCCCTGTCTGAATCTCTCCCACCTTTTCCGCATATTCCCGAAACGTAGTCCCTTCTGGCACTTCCACGCCCTTTGCTTCAATTGCGTTTTTGATGGCGTCTTTCGTCCCCTGTAAGTATGTCAGTTTTTCTGTGGTCGTTCCCATCAGATCACCTCCCCATTGATGGCATCCAGTGTGGTGTTCAAATTCCCCAGATTGCCCAGTGTGGTGTTAAATTCTTGTTCCGTTCCGGTAAACCCGTTTTCCGCTGCCGCAGTATAGGCACTCTTTCCGTCTGCGCCCTTTTCTCCCGGCACACCTTGTGGTCCTTGTGCGCCTGTATCTCCTTTTGCACCAGCTTCCCCCGTATCTCCTTTCGGACCTGCCGGACCTTGTGGTCCCTGTTCTCCTGTTGGACCCTGTGCGCCAGTGTCTCCCTTTGGTCCTTTCAATGCTGCCAGTTGTTCTTCTGTGAAATCCGCGTAGGTAAATGGATCTCCCTTTTCCCCTTTTGGTCCTTGCTGTCCCTCGTCACCCGGATCACCTTTTGGTCCTATTGGTCCTGCTGGTCCTTGAATCCCCTGTATGCCTTGCAGTCCTTGTTCTCCTTTTGGACCTTGCAGCCCTGTGTCACCTTTCTCCCCTTTTGGACCTTGTGGTCCTGTTGGTCCAGTATCGCCTTTTTCCCCTTTCAATGCTGCAAGCTGATCCGGTGTGAAATCGTCATAGGTGAACGGATCACCTTTATCACCCTTATCCCCTTTGAGACCTTGTGGTCCCTGTACACCTGTATCACCCTTTGGACCTTGTGCACCTGTGTCACCTTTTGGTCCTGCCGGACCTTGTGGTCCCTGAATTTTCCCATTATTTCTCCAATCCTTCAAAATCCCATCATAAACATAAATGTCGTATGGATCAGCACTGCCGACGCCGTATGCGTCCCCCGGTTTCGGCGTTTTGACTGCCTGTTTCAATGCATCCAGTGTCCCATAGTACCCCAGAATTTGCAGTCCTTTCCCCGTTTCTCCGATGGGACCTTGTGGACCTGTCGGACCTGCTGGACCTTGTGGACCTGTTTCTCCCTGTGGTCCTTGTGGACCTACGGGACCTTCTGGACCCTGCGCACCTGTATTCCCTTTTTCTCCTTTGTCACCCTTTGGACCTGTCGGACCTGTTGGACCCATTGGTCCTTCTGGACCTTGCAGCCCTGTATCACCTTTCTCCCCCTGTGGTCCTGTTTCGCCCTGTGGTCCTGTTTCGCCCTGTGGTCCTTGTTCGCCTCTTTCTCCTTTTTCTCCCTGCAAACCCTGCGGACCGGTGTCTCCCTTGTCACCTTTTGGTCCTTTCAGTCCTTCTAATTGTTCCGGTGTGAAATCTGTGTATCTAAATGGTTCCCCTTGCGGTCCTGTCTGTCCCATTGGACCCTGTGGACCTGTCGGTCCTTGGATACCCGTTTCCCCTCTATCTCCTTTTTCGCCCTTATCGCCTTTTGGTCCCTGTGGTCCCTCCGGTCCCATCGGACCCACTGGTCCCTGTGGTCCTACTGCTGTATTTGCTTTTTCTGCCGCTTCCAGTGCCGCTTTGATGGCATCTGCTGTATCTTCCTGACGCTTTGTTTCTGCCTGTTCTCTGGCTGTTTCTGCTGTCTGTCGTTCATTTTCCTTTTCTTCTCTGACGCTTTCGTTCAGTACCCGCTGATTTTCCGCTGCCACTCTGTCCGCCTCACTGTCCAGCACTTTGGAAATGGCTGCCTCCATCTGTTCCAGTTCGCTCAAATCTCCCGTGTAGTCCCCCGGCGTGTCAATGGTTGTTTCCACAAAAATAGGTGTTTTCACCGTTGTCCACCGTACCGCCCCGGTATCATCAAAGGCTCTCATGTCAATAAATACCGTCCCAATTTCCGGGAAGTCCTCTTTTGTCACATCCCAAAGCAGTGTAATGGTTTCTTCCTGGATGCTCTTTACCAGCAGCGCCGTATTTTTTGCGCCGCTCTTATACTGCAAATCCAACCGGAATGTCAGCGCCGAAAGGTCGATCCTGTCCGCTTCGTACCGCTTCATGATAAACTCTCTGCTGACGGTTTCATCATCGCCGATGACAAAAGTCTGTTCCTCATTGGGAAAGATCATCTGTTTTCCGATAATCGAGATCATAACATCACTCCCTTTTTCTTTCCATTTTCCTTTATACAAAATCGCGGAAAGGTTTGGAAAACAAAGAGTTTTCCAACTTTCATCCGCAGTCGGAATTTACTTCCGACGAGGAAAACAGCGTGTTTCAAGGCATTTATGCCGATGGAATAGCTGTTTATCCCTCTGTCTTCTCGGCAAAGGCTTGAATGTAATGAGCCTTTGTCCGACAGACGCCTTTTGCGTCTGAAAAAAAGGGGGCTTTCGCCCCCTCCTCCGTTGTTATTCGTCTTTGTTTTTGTCTTCCATTTTTTCCATAAGCTCGTAAGCTGCTTCCCGCTGTTCTTCGCTGTTTTTCAGCACTTCCGCCACAAACTTTGGCACTTCCACTTCCTGCCCCCTCTGGATCAGGTAAGAACATCCGTTTACGCACACGAAAACGTCTTCTCTTTCCGTTTCTGTTTTAGGGATCTTCACCATGACGGTGTCTTCCTTCGCCTTCTGCATGGCTGCGTGCATGTCTCTTTCCAGCTTCGCCCGCTTCTGGGCTTCTGTCATCTTGCTTTCGCCTTTGGCTTCCTTTGCGGTTTCTGCCGCTTCTTTGGCTTTTTTCTCCGCTTCCTGCAGCTTTTCTTTCATGGCTGCGTTTTCTTCTTTTACCTCCGCCAGTTCATTTTTCACCTGCTGCAGGGCTTCCAGCATCTTTTCTTCCATTGTTTTTTCTTTATTTTCTGCCATCTCGTATCACTCCTTTAGTTGGCTGCCGCTTCGCTGAAGCTGGATGTGCTTTCGATTCTTACCATGTATTCGTCTGCCAGGATACAAGCTGTTTTCAGCGCCTTCCAACCTGCTGTTGCTCTCTGATCCAGAGGGTCAGAGCTGCCGCCGCTGCCCAGCTGTTTCACGATGGTCTGCAAGCCGCCGCCGGTGACTTCTGTCACGCCGTAGGCGTTTTCACCCACCACCAGTGTGGAGAATACAGACAGAGAAGTGCTTGCCGCGTCTTCCCAGATTTTCGCTTCTGTGCTTTCCAGGAAAATCACGCCGCCGATTCTGCCGATCTCTCCATTATACATGTGTTCGGGGTTTGTGTATTTGTTCCATTCTTCCCATTTTTCGTCCTGCATCAGGTCATATGCAACAAAGGGATGAATGATAGAACCATAGCAGTTGTCACGAATTGGTGTTGCGTTCTGCCCTTTCAGTGTTGCCGCTGCCTTCATGATCAGAGGAACTGTCATCAGGCATGTTGCGTCCAGATTGGTTCTCTGTGTGACAGGTGTGCCGTCGCTCTTAGGCGCATACAGTACGTTGGTACCTGCGTTGATGACTTCTCTGGTAACTGTGTCCAGTGTTCTGCCTGCCTGATGCCCCAGCAGCTTCACTGCCTCCACCAGGTTGTTGTCGATGGCAGTCAGCAGCAGTACGTCGGACATCTGGATGAAGTCGCCGTACTGTTTCACAGTTGCTTCTTTGGTTGTAACGGTCAGACTGTTTCCCGCAGGTGTTACGCCTTCTGTGATGGCTGTCATGGCTTTTGCCAGTGCTTTGTATCTGCGGAATTCGATTTTCTTACCGCCGTTTTTGGGGATGGGTCTTTTCTGCCCCAGCTGGTCGTGTACCAGATTCGGTTCCGCGTTGTCGATAAGCCAATTGTCGTAATATGTTTTCATTTCCGCAGACAATGTGCCGGTATCCGTTGTCATTGTCGTTGCGAAAAGCTGCAAATCCATTTTGTATTTCATGTGTTTTCCCTCCTCATCTAAAGGTGATTCGCTTGTCAGGATCTCTCATGACCTGCTCTGCGATTTCCTTTCTCTGCTGTTTCGTCAATTTGTTAACGTCTGTATAGGCGGATACACCTGCTGCCCCTGTGGCTGCGTTTTCCTGTGGTCTTGCGCCGTTGGCTTTCACGCTGTCCATGACTTTTTTCTGTGCGGTCTGTGCTGTGTGTGCCATAGCGCCGGACATGATCTCATCAAAATGGATCGCCTGATAGGCAGCTTTCACGCCCACACCACTGTCCAGCAGCCGGATAAAGTTTGGATCATTGAATTCCTCCATAAGATTCAGTGTTGGATACTGTGCTTTCAGTCCCTCCGCTTCCTCGCTCCATGCCCGGAATTTCTGGTCAAACGCCGCCTGTTCCCGCTGCCGCTCCATCGCCTGCCGGAAACTGCGGTTTTCCCGCTCCATTTTCTTCATTTCTGCCAGCTGTTCCACGCTCATTCCCTTTTCCAGTGCTTCCTGTTCCAGGTACTGTTTGTCGTTTTCCAGTGCCGCTCTCAGTGCTTTGGCGTCGGTGCCGTCCAGCCCGTACCGCTCGCCCATGAGTGCCATGATCTCTCTTGCTTCCCGCAAACTGGCTTCCGTCTGTTTGCTGCCTTTCAGTCGGTCTTTCACGATGCCGCTTACCCGCTTGTTGTAGGTTTCCTTAAAGTCGCCTTTGATCAGACTGTCAAACTCTGCTTCCAGGTCACGACCGCCCTCTGGGGCTCCTCCTTCCGCCTGTGCACCTGCTTCCGGTCCCTGAGCCGCAGCGCCTCCTTCGCCGCCTGCCGCACCTTCGTCAAAGAGATGTAAGTCCATTTTGTATTTTTCCATGATGTATCCCCTTTCTGCGGTCTCTCCCGCGTGTCCTCTCTGCCGTCTTTCCGGCGTGCCCTCTGCGGTCTTTCCCGCGTGTCTGTTTTCAGTATAGAAAAAATCAATTTTGATTTCCCCCACCCCCCTTTTGCTGTACCTTCAGATACTCCGGTGCTCCCTCCTCAATGAGCTTCAGTCCCTCAATAACAGCCTTCATGAGTGTGTCTGCCTCTTTTCTGTTCTCATCACTCACCACACAATCAAACCAGAAATACCCTTCTTCCTGTTTCTGCTCTCCTTTGGCGTAACATTCCCGCTCCATGCCTGCCCAGCCCATCTGCAAAAGAGCGCTGATCGCCGCACAGATGATGTCATGCCCGTGTTTGTCGTATCCGGCGTGCCCTTTCGCTTCCAAAGTGTACCGCCCATTTTCCATGCTGTATGTAATTTCTGTCATATCCTTTTCCCCCTTTTACTTCACGGCTGTCCGTTCCTGTGTCGTCCGCCTTGCCTTATCTGTAATATTCTGCTTACTTGTTTTCTGCGCATCCCCCAAAGGATTCACACTGGTGTCTGTCCCTTCCACATTGTTTGGCATAGGCGCTCCCACTGTTTCCTGTGTCACTGCTCCCGTCAGGTCTTTTCCTGTCAGCTTGTCTATTATTCCTGCCATCTGCACGATCTGTGCCTGCATCTGCTCCATTTGCTGCATCATGGTACCGTTCTGCGCCACCTTCCGCACAATGGCGTCTTTCCCTTCAAAGTCCATCATTTCCAGACAGATCAGCGCCTGATCCACCAGTTCCGGGTTAAACAGTCCCGCTCCATACAGCTCCTTTGCCAGTTCGTTTTGCGCAATTCTGGAAAATGGGCTGCTTTTCTGGCTTGTAATTTTGATGTCAAAAATAGGCTTTCTGCCGCCCACCTCTACACCCATGACCGTTTCCATGGGCTGTGGTTTGATGTTGCTGTTGTCGTAGGAAACAAAGGTGTCACCGCCCACACCTGTGATACGAAATTCCCGTGGCAGGTCGTAAAACTGCCGAATCAGTTCCACCACCAAAGAAACCACTTCCACATATGCCCGGTAGCTGGCTTTGATCATGTCCCTGCTGGTCTTGCTCCCCGCTTCCTGCAGCGCGGCAATGGCAGACGCCGCCGTCACGCCGCTTGCGGTAGAACCCTGAGAAAAATCCCTGTTTGCCGATGTTTCTTTCAGTTCGTCAATCTTTAATTGATATAGATTCGTTGCAATACCACTGACCGGATTTACCTGTATGGGGATGATATCGTTTGGATCCCCCGTATAGTCCACAATGGAATTGGATAAATCCGCAAACTGTTTGTCATTGATGCCCGCTCCCTGTTTGCGAAAATATCTTGGCTCTGCCTGCTGCTTCACATTTTTCTCGAATGAAATCCACATGTTGTCAATACTGATCTGTGCGTCTTTCATGATGTCCACATACCCAAACCCTGCCGGGCTGTCTTTCTCCGGGAAAAGCACATCAAACACAAAAGGATATTTCCCATGGTCATAAATGCCGTTCTCCATGCCTTTCTCATTCTCCGAAGCATACAGCAGATTCCCCTCGCAGAATTTGATCAGATGCAGCACCAGCTTTGTTCCTGCACGTTTTTTGTAATACCAGTCAACCACAATGGATTTTTTGGACGTATCAATGGCGCTGTCGTGGATATATTCCGCTGTGTTCAACGCCCCGTCGCCCATGAACCGCATATCAGGATAGATTTCCTGCAAAATGTCCGTATCCACCAGCGCAATGGTAAATACATTTCGGCTGTTCTGGATGTCCGAAATCCCCGGCTCCCAGAAGATGTTCAGCATGTCCACGTCACGGATTTCAATGTCCCCCAGTCCGTTTTCCTTTTCTGCGTTCCAGAACACACCGAAAACCCCGGTACCGTTCTTCAGCTTGTCCCACCATTCGTCGTTGTATGTCTGTTCAAATCCATTCTGCTCCATGACCACCGGCACGATTTTGGATAACTGCTCCGCATCCTGTTTGTCCCGCTCCTCCCGTGGCAAAAGGTTTGCCTGTGGGTAGTTGTCCATGGCGTCTGCGTGTTTGTTGGCTAAGGAATTAAACAGCCATGCAGACGCTGTCTGTGGTCCCTTGTCCTTTCTGCGAATCTGCTCCCAGTGCCGCATCTTGTACCATTGTTCGTTTGCAATGACCCGCTTTTCCAAGGCAGTCTTGCCATTTTTGTACTCCTGTAAAATGCTTTCGCCTTCTCTGACTTTGTTCTGATCGATCATATGCTTCCTCCTCATAAACGGTAAAATTCGTATTTGTCGCTGTTTCTCTCCTCCGCGTAAAGATCCAGCGGGTCTTCCAGTGGAATAAACCGCTGCACCTGTCTGGGCTTTGCGATAGGCTTTGACATGAAAACATATCTGCACTCATCGTATATATGATCCTCGCCGTCTGTATCGATGTCCTCCACCCTGCTTTCGTCATAAACAAGGTTTGGTATGGTCCGTATGAAGTGCTTGCATGTCTTGAAGCAGTAAAACATGGACTTTCCTTCCTGATCAAAAGCCAGTCGGTAATGAAACTGCATTTTCCCCGCCAGTCTGGTATTGTCCCCTTTTTCCCACAGAATGTAATATGGGTGCTGTTCCATCATGCCGGCGATGCTTTCCCCTCGGCTCTTGTCAAAGATAGACGGGTCAGCGATGCCGTATATCTCCCGGTCTTTCAATAACGGATGTGTCCGCTCCATTTCTCTGATGTTCGCCGCAATTTCCTGTGGTGTGATCTTGATCCCCTCGTTTGGTGTCCCGGTACAGCCGTAATACTCCGCAACGCGATACATGACGCCTTTTTCATCTACGGCATACCACCCAACGGAAAAGGGCTTCGCATACCCAAAGTCGAACCCTCGTACCACTTGCCAGTGACTTGGTATTTCAAATGGATTGATCACATGGGAAAATCTCCGGCTTTCATATCCGTCTGGATCGTCCCGCCATTCCTTGAATACCTGCCCATTGAAACTGTCCCAGTCACCGTATAATAACGCCCGCTTCTCGCTTTCCGGCAGCATTGCCAGAGATGCCAGGTATTCCGGGTTGTTTCGTAAAAGTTCCTGATTGTCAAATACAGAAGATGGAATGAATATCCGGTTCCGCTTCATTTCCAGCTGCTTCCCGTCTGGTGTTTCAATGGTGTATTTCTCCCAGATGGTCGTCTTGGGCGGTGCCGCCGTGATAAATCTTGACTTCACCCAGCCATGCCCTACACCGCCGGGGTTTCCCGTTGCCCGCATATAAACTCTGGTTCCCGGTCCTGACGGTCTGTTCCGGGAAAATAAATAGGCATATTCGTCGTATGTAAAATGTGTCAGTTCGTCAAAGCCGATAAAATCGTACCGTTTCCCCTGATATTTTATTTTGTCTTTTGCGTACTGCATGGAACCGAAATAGATCTTTGCTCCTCCTGGAAACTTCCATACGTATTTCCCCTCGTTGAATTTTGCCCCAGGAAACGCCTGTGGATATAACTCCCCGCTTCTGTCTATGAGCTCTGACAGCTGCGGATATGTTTTTCTGATGATAAGCCCTCTGTAATGTGGAATATGTACCTGTCTTAACCCCTCCATCAAAAGGGAATCGCTTTTGCCTCCTCCGGCAGCTCCGCCGTAAAATGCTTCATACTCCCCCCGCTGCAAAAACTCAATCTGTTTCGGCTGTGGCGTCCAAATGGTCCGCATCTTCCACCACCTCCAATACCTCCGGCAGGAAAATCACGCCGCCTGTGACCTTTTCCGCCTCTTTGATGGATCTTCTCCATTCCTTGTGTTTTTCCAGCAGCACTTTTTCCCGGATGGTAGGCAGTCCGTAAACGTCCCGCATGACATCGGCAATGTTTTTCAGTGCCACCGTCAACTCCTTGATCATTTTCACATCGCTTTCCGTCAGCGTTTTACTTTTTCCATGCTGCTCTTTCAGCTGTTCCACATCTCGACTGATGATGTCTGCCAGCTCCTCCGCTACCCCCTTCAGCTTTTCCAGTCGGGCAGCTTCCTTTTTCATGATTTTTTGTCTTGCCTTTTGGGCAGTGTTGGCGCAGAATTCCTTCTTCTTCCGGCTCCATTCTCCTTTTCGGCTCCTGTCCTTGATGGTTCGTAGTGGTATCTCGTATTTTTCGCTTAATTTTTGCAGGCTTATCTTGCCTGTAACGTATTCATTTTCTATGGCAGTCCAATCCCTCGCCTGCATGCCAAAACCCCTCCTTTGCCCCGTTTTTTCCATTTTGACATAACCTTGCACCATTTTCCCCCATGCCCAGAGCAATAAAAAAAGACATCAGAATTCTGTCTGCTGGCTTTTTCT